GGATTTGCCGATGTCCTCACTGACCTTGCCAAAATCGGGTGGTCTGCGGAATGGGGAACTTTTCGAGCGTCCGACATTGGTGCCCCCCACAGACGTGAACGACTGTTCATCATTGCCTACGCCACACGCGGGGCTAGGGGAACGGGGACGGGACGGGGTG